TCTCATCCTTATGTTTTGTTTTAATCGCATCAAGCAACATGGCTTGTTGATCCATTTTAGCTTGCATTGCCGCAATCTGTGTAACCACAGTGGCTTTGTCCATCTCCCTCTGATGCTTGGCAAGTTCGATCTGTCCTTTAAGAGAAACATTGTCCATCTGCGCCTGTGCGGCGGTAGTAGCTGATTTTGCCAGCTCCGCTTGCTGTCTGATTTGCTCTTGCGCCATTGCATCCTGTTTTTGTCCCTCAGCTTGCTGTGCTTGTGCGGATTGTTGCGTGGCTTGTTGTCCTTCTAGACTAATAGGGTCAATAAAGTAGCGGGTAGCCCCTTGTAAGCCTGAGAACTTGCACAAATCGTCCAAGGCGCTGTAAACTTTTCCAGGGTTACATAATGCTTGTCCTGGCATCTGCATAATTTCCTTCTGCATCATGACAATCTGAGTTACCGCCGCTAACTGCGCTTTATGATCACCACTCCCCGTACCAACTCGAACGGTGGATTTTTGCCTTGGCTTCCAAGATGAAGGATTGATCTGTACCCATTCCCCTTTGAACTTAAAATCCTGTACGATATCCAAGTGTTTTACTGCTAAATCACGTATTTTAGTACAGAGTGGTTTGATTCCGGTTTCCGCAATAACACGAATAATTAACCCTACCAATTCTTCCTTGGCATTCATTAAGCGTTCCACGCCTTCCGACCCAATGGAACTTCCCCCAATATCCTGTGGCGAAGCATTACCATCAGCGGATACGCCTACGCGACCAGCTCGTACACCGTCCAGATAGTTCATCATATTAAATCCGGCATCACCTATCTGTGGAGTTTGTAATGGAGTAATGGCATCTATTCGCTTTGCGCGAATAATACCACCAGGACGACTAACAAGCATGTCATCAATATTTACCTGGCCTTCCACAACAACATTGCGTTGATTGTTTTGCAAATATAAATTGTCCATTATATTGCGAAGCAGCGCCGTCTTATTATCTTGAATCTGTTTCAGTCGATCATAGATTGATAGTCCTTTAAATTTATGGGACATGATGATTGCGGTACATGCCGTCCAAGGATTGCTATCAACTTCTTCCTTTGATAGAACAACCGTAGGCGGCATGGAGTTACCCACAGTGATTTTCATCAACGTGGCAATCCCATCTCCATCCATGTCAAGTTTAAGGAAGCACTCGCATACATCAACCAGCTTTGAAGATTGATCATCAACAAATGTCGCCGGTATGAGCGTGTTCTCATGTTGCGCACCAAACCTATATGATGATCTGAGTAAGTCGGCTTGTGCCAAGTTTTGCACGATCTCTGGATCATAACCTTCTTCTATAAGATCGGAAACTGATTTAGTAACAATATGAGATGAAAAACGCGCGTTGGTTAAATCTATGGAATTATGCTGATTGCTAACGCGAAACTGTTCAGGAGGAACAGGATCAATGCAAATTTTACCGATATGGGTAGTAATTTTAATTTTGACGTTATAAGATGAATAGGGTTGACCATCTGGAGTAGATTCTTGTATTTCCGATAATTTAACAATTTCCACTGATTTATCGGCCACTAACATTTGCAGTTGTTCTTGTGATAAACCCGTATATGATTCCGTTGTTACCGTTTCTTGTTCTTCATAATACGTTTTAAGTATGCCATTGCGCTGCATCAGGGCGTCTTTAACAAATTGATGTATTAAGATAAACCCATCATTCTGCTTCATTAAAATGTCATAGACGAACTCCGATTCAAGTTCCGCTTGACGTTCGTCATCCGGTGATACGGGATCAAAAATCACCACCTCATTATTTTGAGTAAATGACTTCATTACTTGAGGTATTATCCATTCAATGGCGTCCGCCACATCCGTGGATATTAACGCGCTTCGCCCTTCTTGCTCCGTACCCGTTGGATTGCCAAGATAATAATTCAAAGGATCAATCAAATCCTGAGGCGTTTGCACGGTGATGTTAGCCATTGAAAGTTCATTGGTTACAATGGCTAATATGTCATCATCAGTAAGTTTTTTAGTAGTACGCGCCATTATTCCGATTTACCTTTGTCAATTTCACATACTTCATGATCAAGTGATTCAACCACACCAATCTTTTTGAACAAATAATATTCCAGTTGGAAAATCAATCTTGTACCCACATGTCCGCTTAATCCAATAAATACCGCTGATTGTAATGCAGGTATTGCTAACGACTCACATATCCAAAATACGATTATGCCTATAAACGATGCCGTTATAATATCCACCACTAAACTTATTAAAGTACAACGAACACAACCATGCTTTCTATTAATAAAATTAACGAATGCGCCCGCACTGGCTAAGCTGATAACAAATACGTATATGGACAGGTTATAACCAAGCGGGGACAAGTTCTAACAACCTTTCTTAGATGGTTTACCAGGTTTACCAGGCATTGGCATGGTTTTGTCTTTTGGATATTTCTTCGTCTTAGCCATAATGGTTATACCAAAGTTGCGCCAACCGTAAAAGCTACCGCCTGGCCTGATACAACCTCAATCTCCAATAGCCCAATGAGTTCGGTAACGCCTTCGGTCAAGTCAGCGTCAGCGGTAACGTTAATCTGTGCGGTTCCAAGCGAAACGGAAGTGACAAGACCGGTTTCATCAACCGTAGCTACTTCAGGATTGGAACTTGCGTAAGTAATATTTTCTACACTGGCTGGATTGCCATCGGCATCAACAGCGGTGACAGTGAGTTGCGCATTTTTATCATTTGGTAACGTAAACATAAAATCATTTCCTTTAATTGAATAAGGCCCTAAAATTACTTCTATAATCATGGAAGGGCATTGACCATGACTACCCAATTCTTGTACGGATAAGTATCTACTATCCCAATCAACGCTGACAATCGTTTTCAAACGATACCCCTATTAGTATATGAATAATCAATTGTTCTTTGATATTCAGGATTATCCATCAACAATGGATGAGCTACCGCCATTAATCCAAAGGCGTCAGAAGCATGACTACTCCAATCGTGATCCGGTCCTAGTCCAATTCCACGCGCTTCGTCTATCTTCTCATGATACCAGCCGATGGCATCCATTCCACCTTGACAATGTTCCTTATCAAACCACATTGATGGAAACAAACGTCTTGCCGCTTCAATACGTTGTTTGGCTGCGCCAGGACCTTGATTCTTAACTACGAAAACATCAAAACCCGCTTCCATCAATGCACTTTCATAAGTCACGGTATAAACCTTATCATGATTAACGCCATCGTGAGGCAATACGATCTGAGCCTTGCCATAACCGTTATCCCTCAACCAATGAATATGCGTGGCTAAAGGCTGTCCAACCGCTTCATAATAATCCAGTACCCGAATTTCCTTACCTATAAATTGAGCTACCCATATACTACAAGCATCGGCTTTTGCTCCAGTTCCACCAATATCCCAGAAAGTTCTAAAGGTCATTAACGGATCTCGGCTTAGATTGCCAACCCTATGTTCTTGTTTAGCTTCCGTTAAATTCTTAGAGTAATAAGCGGATTCACTAATGGTTACATAATCCCCATTCCAAATATGTTCGTATTGATCAGGATTAATGCGTAGGCAGTCTAAACGCTCTTGTTCAAGCTCCATGGGAAACCAAGGATTATTATACCAGTTAGCACTAATAACCACAGCGTTGGTAGGTAAACTCTTACCTCGTAACATTTTATCAACGGGATCCGCTTTACGTCTTGGATTCCAGCTAAACCATAACTCCGAACCTGGGGCGCGTATTGTTGGCGTTAGTAATTGCAAGGATCGTGTTGACATTGTTTGCGCCTCTTCTATCCAAGCACGATCAAAGTTTTCAAGGGATTTAATGGATTCGGCATTTTGATCATTCATGCCAGTGAATATAATCTGTCCATCCCTGGGAGTAGCAATCAATTCCTTATAGATTTTAAAACGGTGTCTATTGCCTAGCCTAAAATTATTAATTTTATCCTCAAGCAATAATTTAGCTGAATCTTTTAAACTTTTTTGGACTTCCCTGATACAAACCGAACGCATGCCAGGCTTGGCTAAATGTTCATCTATCATCAATGACGCGAAAGTGTGAGACTTACCGCTTCCCCTTCCACCAAACAAGCCCTTATAACGGGCAGGCTCCAGGAGTGGAAGCGCAAACTCAGGAATGGGTATGGTTAAGTCCATCTTTCTCTGAAACAATAAGTCGGGTTATGGTGATATTATCTTCGATGGTTCCCACAGTATTAGTCTTTGCTATGCCATGCATTTCCATAAACTTGGATATTGCCTGTACTTTAGCGGCGTCTGGAGATCGAACATTAGTTGCGATTGCAACAAGTTCCTTACTACACCAATTCCTTCGGATTGTTTCAAGCCGCTGTGAGTCTTTCCTGGCTTCCCTTATGCACCTAAGTACATAAGGGTCCGTCATCCTTGATGGTTCTAATAGTTCCGCAACTTGCTGGGTGCATCCACATCTCTTTAAAGCACTAATTGCATCCAAATCCAAAAGGTAGGATTCTACGAACTTATCCCGTTGCTGTATTTCAATGTCAGTATAGGTAAGCTTAGCTTCTTCTAGATCCATAATAAAGTCTTGTATAACATATTTAATGTAAATTATAAAGATTTAACTATACTTAGTATCCCATAAATGTTTAGCAATCAATAAGGCTTCCGCTCTGTCACTATGCTTTTTAAGATTTAATGGAGCGGTAGGAAATAATCTAACGGCTAACGCCCGACTTTGCTCCTTGTCTTTATTAAGATTAAAATGGCGCTTCCATACTGAAGGACTAACTAGATTCATTCTAAGATTCATACAAGCCACAATAGCGCGGAGAACGCCAAAAGAATCTCCAAGGCTAAACATACTGGATACGCCTTGACCTGGCATTGCTCCAACTTTTTCTAAAGATACGTCAACGTCATCATAAGCGCTAACGGATTCCCTAATTAAATCCCGAACGGCGTAAGGGTTTATTTCCTTCCTTCCCGAGCCTTTAGCTACAGTTGGTATATCGAATACCGCTATAAAGTTGCCATCCTTTAAAATCCCTATCGCTCCAGTAACGCCAGGATCAATCCCAATCGTGATCATTCCATATCTCCAGTCATAACCAAGTCTACGATCTTTTGTAAGTAATCCTCGTCAAATAAAGGCTCTACATTAACAT